CATAGTTGTTACATTTCTAACATCTTCGCTTATGATTTGTTTTGATTCGTTTGCTGTCTGAACATTTTCAGATAATTCTGTTCTTATGTTATCAACGTCATATGCAATTTTTGTCTGAAACTTCACAGCATTTACAAACTCATTAATATTTGCTGTTTCAGCAGTATTTTCAGGATTTCTGCGAATATGCAGTCGGAACTCGGTGCCTGCCAGTATCGTATAGCCGTTATCATCAGACAAAGACTTAATTGAAACGTATGAGCCGTTTGAATATTTAACAACATACGCTGTAAATCCGCTGTCAACCGAAACATTCAAATCATAGTCGAATTTCATTATGTCTTCGGATGTTACACGGTATTTTATATCAGGATTGTATGTTCCGCTTGTGCTACCTACCTGACCTAAAATAAAATTGCTGTACGGCGTAAAGGTCATTGCACCCTCGCAGGCTGGAAGAAGTTTAATTGTATCGGCTTTCGTTTCAATTAATTTGTAAATAATAGACGCAATCACATAATTGGCTATCGGATTACTACTGTTTTCTGACAGTTCTGTATCTACTAATACAGCACCCGATTCTGACAATGCATGAAGTCGTTCTATTAACTGGTTTAGTATAACATAATCGTTAACATTGACTATGTTACCAAGCAAGGCGTTTTCGCAATCAATAATAATTTTTTCTGTTGAATAGCTATGAGTAGAGTCTGAAATTACAAATTTTGCAAAGGCGATTCCACTGCTTTTCAGGATTTCATCAAACGTTGTAATAATATGACCAGCAGAATTTACTGTACAATCAAAAGCAAAATGAGTACGGTCACCTCGAACGCCCTGACAAACAACAGTGCAATTTTTGCAAGTGTACGGTTCGCCGTCAGCAGTTACGGTAACTTCTGCTTTTCTGCCAATATCATACTGTCCCATAAATAATCGTGTAATTGCTTTTTGGCAATTAATGTCAAGCGTTAGATTTATTATATACTCATTCATCCTTATCCTCCTTTTCAACCGGAACATCTGCCTTGGAATTGTTCATCACAAGTTCTGTTGCTTCTTGTAGCCTAATATCAGCAAGCAGACTGCTTAAAATTCCGTCCATTAGACAGGCAGGCAATTTATAATTCCGCATAATGTTTTCAGTTGATATAATCATTTCTGTTTTTGCCCGTTGTAAAACAAAATTCAATGATTCGTTTTTCATATTAATCTCCTTACCACTCTGCTGATTGTAATATTCCGTTTTTGAATACGAGTTTAAATCCTCGCCATGTAGCTGCCGTACCATCGGAATTAAATGATGTAACTATATTTCCTTGCCATGTACCGCTTATACATCCTCCGGTAAAGCCCCAGTTTTCTAAATACGCATTTTGTAATTTACAGTTATGAATATTTATATCGCACATAGCGTTCAGCGTATCTGCTTTAAAATCGGAAAAATTTTTAGCCGCATAAACCCATTTCATTATATATGATCCGCCTTCGCTCTCCTTGTGAGCCCACGACATATATCCGGTATCTCTTTCGAGGTCGAAGACAATGCCTCGAATCGAACTATCACCGACATAACAGTTCGTACCTGTTTTACCAAGAAATTTATTTTTGTAATAAAAATCCTGACCGGAAGAATTTAGCCACATCAATAAACTTCCTGATGAATCATAAATTTTTTGACCATCACGATTCAAACTCATTACTTTTGTGTCTGCGAAATCATATATATTAATTTCGGAATTTTCAAATTTTATATAGTCTGAAATATTATTCCACGCTATTCTAATATCTGTTGCTGACTGCTGCAATAATGTACTCCAACGGTTTGTACCGACGATTTTATCCACCTGAAGAAATAAACCTTCTGCCGTTTGAGTGAATAGAGACTCATTGACCGAGCTTGCCCAGCTTTCGGAAATGTGCAAGACTGTCGTGTCTAAATCCTGCTTGATTTCATTGATTTTTGTACGGTCATGAAGCTGTTGAGCATCAAGCTCAGTCACCCTGCTGTTAATGGCTGTGAGCTGACCTGTAACCTTAGCGGCAACAGTTGACAGCGTTACAGTATTCAGTGTAGGATCAGCCGGATATTCTTTAACCTCAACAATTCTGTGGTTAATTCGTGTTTTACGATTTCTGTCGATTAGAGTAACAACATCATATAAATCATAATTCAACAGTCCGTCATATACAGACGGATTTGTTTTTGCCAAATCAACAACCTTACAGGTGTAGGAGCGTTCCGGCACGGCGAGTGCAGCGAGTTTAACAACTGCATCATCAAGTAATGATTGCTTATCGGTATACCGTTCATCACGCCAGACACCAACAATAACTTTGTCTGTATAGGTATGATTTTCGATATAATCCTTTCCACCGTTAATGCTTGCAAAAGTTAAACCGTCCTTACCGTAAACATAAAGTTTTGTTACAAGCCCTGACGAGCTGCCTTTGAAATTTAATTCTGTTAGATTAAGCTCATCCGTGAAATATGTTCCGGTCGGTTCAGTATTGTTATACGGTTTAATAACAGTAATTTTTTTATTAATAGTATCAAATTCATATACTGTGTTGTAAGCAGTAGAATTAGTGCAGGTCTGCAAAACCTTGCGAGGTGTCTGGTCTTGCAGCTCAAGCGTTGTTCTTTTGCTGACGAGTTCAGCATTTACAATAATCCAACCTGTCCCGGATAAAACTTCTCGGCAAACATTGTAAAACGATTCCGTTTTGTAGGTTTTTGTTATCTTCTTGCTGTCAAGACCGTCAAGGTTAAGCTCACAGTTAATTGTGGATATATTTGCTTTCGTGCGCTCGTTTATACCCTTGACCAGATAACGTTGATTATCATATTCAAGCTCGGTTTCTTCGGCTAAGTATTTGTAGTATTCATGCTTAGTTGAAATATCAAACTGAAGGTACATCATACCGCCATATGAACGAGTGCGGAAAAAGGTAGTGTCAATATCCTTGTAAATTAAAATATCAGAACCATAAAATATCTTTAAAAACATATTAAACACCCCTTTATTACACGAAAATTGGCGTATATATTACAGTTATATCAGCGTCCGAAGCACTGCAGGAGATATTGTTGTATCCGGGCATCAGTGCAGGAAATTCAACAAAATCAGTATCATTAAATTTATTTCGACCGTCAGCAGTAATAAGACCTTTTTCGCTGTCAATTACAATTTCGCTGTTTGCAGAAATATTATTGATTGTGACATTGCAAACTGTCAGTGTACTGTATGCCGTCGGCACAGTTAATATAATTTTACAGGCAGTTTTTGTTGTTGATAAACAGTTGATTTTTCCGTTAACTATTTTCTCACTCTGCTCGGCAAGCTGTCTGATTGCCATAAATGTATATGTAACATCGTGTTCGCCACTGATGTCAAATTCTGCTGCCGGCAATGCTGTAACAATGGAACGATAAATATATCCATCGGGCAAACCAATATCCACAACTTTGCCGATAATATCAGCTTCAAACCTTGCAATATTATCTGTTGCCCTTGAAAATCGCTGAAACACCGAAGTATTCTTTGAGGTTTCACCTGCGAATTTTGGAAAGAAGGTTAGAGCAATAGTCAGTGTCCGTGGAGACAGCTGACAATGATAGAGTGTTGGCATTAAAAGTTGAGATGTGCATTGTGATGTTGTGTTTGATATTTGTGTGCCGCTTACGCTATAATTTAACAGTCGGGCATTATATGTTGCAATGTCAACACCGTTTATCGTCATTTCTGTCATTACGGATTCACTCCTTTCCAAGCAAGCTCCTCTGAGATGTACGGAGAGGTTGCTACTGCAAGCTCTCTTCCATCAACGACTAATTGTGTTTGTATATCGCCCTTAAGGTACTGCTTACGATTATTTTCATCGTTAGTTACATTTACGCTGTGAACGATATTAGCCGTGAGTTGAGAAGCCAAAACAGCTTTACTTGCTGATACTGCAGAACGCATTTTTGCAACAAGACCGTCGGCTGAAACACTGTCTTTAAGTTTTTTAGAAAATGTATTTCCAAGAACTTCGGCTTGCTTGTATAGATTGGATTCTTCATCCTCAATAGCGATTTCACCGCCTTGCATTACATATCTAAAAATCTCTTTCGTTTTTTTGGACGGAGAATGAATATCAAAAACTTTGCGTAAAGTGTTTAATACATTTCCTGCTACATTGGACATTTTGGCGTATAAGACAGGTTCTTGATTTTTAATTTCATCAAGCATACCATTAAAAGTATCTGTTATGATGCTTTTGCTTTCATCAGGCAACCTATCAAGAGAATCTATCATATTATCCACAGTTGTCTTTTCTTCGGTGGTCATTTTACCGCCATACAACTGTGTTTGCCCAACCATAGCTATCCATATCCCAAGCTGTTCCTGCTGTTCTTGACTGAATGAATCAGTGTAATCCTCATTCAATTCAGTCAATTTGTTATTATGATACTCATTTTCTTCAGCAATTTTTTCATTCCACTTTTGTTCAATTAACCAAGTATCACAGCCGCCGCTTTCATATTCTTCTTTCATCTCTTTATTGCGCTGACCGTTTAACCAGTTTATTTCAGCGTTGTGACGAGTTGTTTCTGTTTCAACCTCTTTGTTGTATCCTTCGGTATTCTTTGAATATTCTTGTAATGCTTCAGATCTATCGTAATAGCCTTTCTGCAAAATTCCAAGTGTATCAGCACAAAGTTGATTTGCCTCATCAACAGCAGCATTATAATCCTCATTAGCCTGATTTCTTTGTTCTTGATACCATTCTTCAGTATATTTTTTAGATGTACCTATGAGAGAACGCTTTTCGGCAAGAATGTTCTTTCGTTCTTCTTCGGCAGCAGCAACCGTATCATCTCTTGTTTTTTCAGCAGTCGATGTATAATCAGTAGCGTATGACTCATATTCCTCAAGAGTTAAATCGTGATTTGCAGCCAAATCTTCTGACATATCATAAACAGCCTGCTGATATCCCTCTTGAACTGCAAGTTGTTTTTCAGCAAGCTCCTTTTCTTTGGCAAACAATTCATCAAGCCGATCAATTTCATCTTGAGTCAGCTGTATTCTCTCATCTTTAGCGTGTTTAGCTATTTCAGTGATTTCAGTTTGAACATTATCCATATCAGAAGCAAGTTCTTCCTGTTTTTCTTTTGACAGAATTACTGAATCATTAAAACCTTCAAGAATATTGCTTGCACCAGAAATACCTTCAATATAGTTTTGAGATGCTTCAAACACACCGTTATAAGATTCTGCAAGATTATTTTGAGAATCTAACAATCTTTCAGCTGAATCAGATGTTTCATCCTGCAACAGACAAAGTCCAGTAATAGCACCTGCTAATAACCCGACTGCAGTAATTATTAAGCCTATAGGATTTGCATTCATTGCAGCGTTCCACGCATATTGAGCCGCTGTTGCAAGACCGATTTCACCCGTTAGAACACCGACAGCAATTTGCTTTAGGGTTATTGCCCCGGTAGATGCAGCCTCTGCCAGCGTTTCGGCAGTAACTGCCGCTGTGTGAGCGGTTATAAAAGCTGTTACTGTCGATATAATGCTATAGGCTTTATACGCAGTATACAGTCCTGTTACAATCGGCAACCATACTTTCATACTGCCAGCTACAATATCAACAGCTTTTGCCAAAATGGGAAGTGCCGTTTTTGCTATTGCCGTAACAGCAGTGTTTAACTTAACGATAATATTTCGTACTGTTTCAACAGCACTTTTTAAACCACCATTCGTAAATGACTGCGAAATCTGCTTTACAACATCTTTTACAGCCTTTGCCATCTCACTTAGATTTTTCTTTACGGAATTTATGACATCCTTTATAGGCTTTTGAACCGAAGTTGGCAACAAATTTACAAGATTATTAACTATGGTATCAACTACACTTTTAGCGGCAGAAATGAGCTGACTACTATTATCAGACACACCCTTACAAAAAGCTTTTATGAAGCTGATAGAAGCCTCTACCATTTTTGGAGCTTGCTCTGCAGCCTTAACCACCAGTTCGCCGAAAATGTTTCCAGCTTCGGTAATCATACCTGTTAAGCCATCAGACTTAAAGGATTCGGTAAGCTGATTTACATAGTTTTGTGCTTCAACGGCTGCTTCGGTGAGCGGTTCAGACATACTGCCATATATTTCAATACCTAAACCCTCAAGAGATGATTTCAGAATGGTTATCTGTCCCTGAAGGTTATCCTGCATAGTGTCAGCCATTGACTGAGCTGCACCGTCAGCATTGTTGATATTTTCAGTTAGATTCTTAAAGTCACTGTCGGAGGCATTGATGATTGCAAGCATACCTGACATAGCTTCTTTACCAAACAGTGTGCTCGCTGCAGCAGCTTGTTCGGTTTCAGATAAGCCGCCAAACTTATCTCTGAGCTGTTTCAAAACATCAATAAGTGGTAAGGAATTGCCTTCGGCATCAGATATTGATATACCGTATTCTTCCATTACCATTGCCATTTGTTCTGTAGGGGACGATAAATTGGCAAGTGCAGTTTTTAAGCTTGTGCCTGCCATACTGCCTTTTACTGAGGCGTTCGCCATCAGACCGAGTGCAAGGGAAACATCCTCAACAGAATATCCCATTGTTCCAGCAAGAGGAGCAACATACTTAAACGATTCGCCGAGCATTGATACATTGGTGTTTGCCGATGAGCTGGCTTTGGCAAGTACATCCGCAAAATGAGTGCTGTCTGAAGCCTTCAAACCAAATGCTGTCAATGCATCGGTTACAATGTCTGATGTGGTTGCAAGGTCAAGACCGTCAGCGGCAGCGAGGGACATAATACCCGATATACCGTCAAGCATTGACTCGGTATCCCAACCAGCCATTGCCATATACTGCAATGCTTCAGCACTCTCCGAAGCCGAGAATTTTGTGCTTGCACCCATTTCTTTTGCTTTATCGGTTAAAGCCTGAAGGTCATCACCTGTTGAGCCACTGATTGCAGATACCTTTGACATAGCCGATTCAAAGGATGAACCAACATTCACGGAAGCAGTTGCTCCTGCACCAATGGCGGCGGAAACACCTGCAAGTGTAGTTGTAAGTGCCGTTACGCCTGTTTTCGCAATGCCTTTGAGTTTATCTATGCCAACACTAAATCCGCCTGTATCAACTTTTGTATCAATTTTAATAGAGCCATCATATGCCAAATCTCTCACCACCTGTTTTGTGTGAGGTCATCGGCACATAATGGCTCTACTTGACCTAACTGTTAATTTTTATTTCAAACTGTTTTTTACAGTTCCGTCCTTTGCAGTAAACAAAAACGCCCCTACACTTTGACTTTTTGTCAAAGTATATGGGCATTTCATAACCACAAAAGGGACATTTTACTTTTATTTTGTTTTTCATTACAAACGAAATCCTATTGTTCGTGTATTATCATTTATTGTTTCTGTAATTCTAAGATTACCCTGCTTATAATCAATTTTATCCACCATATAACATGCAAGAATATCAATCTGATCATCAATGCTGATTCCAAATATATCCGATTTGAGTGCCTGCAGTAACACATAATAACATTCATCTTCGCTTCCATCAGTGAAAAAAGACATTGTAATATTGTTACCGTAATCACTAAACCCTATATGAACATTGATATTATCCGACCCTGTTGCATCAAGAAAAGCTATATTATCGGAAACAGATCTAACGCTGAAACTTACCTCATTAGTTGAGAAATCTTCAGCAACACAGTTAGCAAATTCTTCATTGCTAAGAGAACTGTAATTAATAGTTGTTTCTTGTGAAATTGCTGTTGTTGATACCGATGTTGTTGTTTCTTCAGAGATTGTTTGCGTTTCTTTAAACGCAGAGCGTTCACTGTTATAACCACAACCAACTAAAGACATTACAATTAAGATGACTGATACCGCCATATAAGTTATCTTACGCATATTTCCACCTCATAGTTAAATATTGTAACAACATTATACAATATTCAAATAAGGTCGTCAATATCTTCGCCACGCAAAAGTCGCTCTTCAAGCTCATTATTACGCTGTTGTACTTCTTTTTTAACCGGAAGTTGAAAATGTTTTTTCATTTTCTGGTAAAAATTGCGCTGCTCAGAAGACATTTTGGAATTAATTTCAATCGCCCTGTAACCCATAATTTTGACAAATTCAGTATCATCCGATAAAGAAAGCATATATGCGTGAAATTTCCACCAATGTAAATTTTTACCATTGAGGTCTATATGATACTGCTCCATATAAGCGGAACAAATATATCCATCATCATATTCATAAGAAAAAATGTCTTTGCTTTTCTCTGAGGTTTTACGAGGCTCTTTCCCACACCGATAAAACCACAAAATTTGTTCCGTAGTTTCTTCATCAAGATGTGCAGGAGGAATTTTATCTTTGAAAATCAATCGTTTGATTTCAAAAAGTGTTTTATTTGCATCGGCGGAATCATATGATAAAAGCATTTCAAACTTTATCCATACCCGAAAGTCAGTGTTTATTTTATACTCCGTTCCATTGATATTTAAGCTATCAGGAACGGAGTCAAATAACATATTCATTACTTAATGAGCTTCGGATTATTGTAATATAGTTTCTTATTTTTCTTGCCTTTATTGTTTTGGCGACGCTGCTGACGGTTTTGTTCAGCCGCATAAAGAGTTGTGATTTTTTGAGCATTATTTCTGTCGGCTTTTTTAACATTAGTTTTTAACTGCTCAAATGCATCAACGCACACCATCAAATTTGTTTTATCCCCAAACACCTTTCTGTCTGTGCCTTCGCCGAAAATCTCGTTAAACACCTCAAAAAATGCATGACATTCTTCTCTGATTAGCTGAGAACCTTTCTTGCCATTCTTTGAAATGCCCTGCATTTTTTTACTGAATGAGTCCATAGTATTTTCATATTTTTCGAGAACATCAGCATCGGCAACATCCAAATCCTGTAATTCAACTCCGTTGATAATCATTATGCTGCCTCACTTTCCGGGGTGAATGTTTTTGTCTTTATGTCAAACTTGCCCTCAATCGGATCGCCCTTACCAAGGAAGTTGCCCGTGCAGCCCATATCACCGTCATCATTTGTGAAACTGGCAATTTCAACTGCAATATCAAACTTGCGTGCGTGATACTTGCCATCTGTTTCGTCCTTCTGGTCAAGGTCAACAATAATGTACTCTGTTTCGGCATCTTCGCCGACGAGCTGCTTTTCACCAATATTGATGATGAAATTAATAGCCGCCTGTGAACGAATCTGGTCAATATCAAATGCAGTTGACCAGTCATAGCCGCTGATTGTTTTCGTTGTTGACTTATCACAGACATATTTTCTTGATTTTGTCTGAGCCGTAGGATTTTCGTCAAGGGTTTTTGCACCAACGCCCAAAAGCTCATAATCGTTTTCTGCAACCAAAAGAAAATTAGCCTGATTACGCCTTTGTCTTATTACTTCAGCCATTTAAATTACCTCCGTGTTAGTTTTTACATATTTAAGTTGGCACTGAATCTGATAGCGTGCCGTCTTTGTATTGTTATCTGCAACATAGCCCGATGACAGCACTGTAACAGACTGTGCTGTGCAGTTATCAGGCAGTTTAGGTAACTTCTGATTAATATTCTGCTCCGCAATCCATTCCTCAAGCCTTTCATAAAACTCAAGATTCGCCATATTAAGCTGTTCGTCTTCGCTGTACAGCTCTCGACTGGCAAAGATAAACAGATACTGACACTTTGCAGACCCGTCTGCGTATTGCTTTAAAATTGGTTTGCACGGTACGACCTCAATGCAATATTGTTCGGCATCCTCGCCCAAGTATTCAACATTAATGTCGCCATCTGGATTAATAACATCACAATTTAAAAACCAGTTAAAAAGTGATTTTATTATAGTTGAATCCGTCATTATTTTCCTCCTGCTGCTTCCTTAGCTGTTTTTAAAATGTCGTCAAGGTGATCTGCTTTCATACGCTCAAACCAAAATCTGCCACGCAGACCGCCTTTCGCTGTGCCTTGCTTGCCACGCCCAGCATTTAGATAGTAGTTACGATTTGCATAAATAGCATTATAAACAACCTCGCCGCTACCGATTTTAGTACCAAGAATACCGCTCTTTTTCAGAAATCCTGTTCTGAATGGAACATATGGATCAGAACGGCGAAGGACTTCGCTGTCTATGACCTTCTGCACCTTGCCACAGGGATCTAAACCCCTATTCTTTAACATTTTATCAGTGCTGTTAAATACGCATTTAACTATCATTTTACCACCAATTTAATATGCTTTGAAAACGGTGAAGCAGATAAATTTTCTGTAACTTCAACAATTTTATAGCTGTCATCCAATTTTAAAATATCCGCCGATGAGCTGACAGTGCAATCTACTAACCCCTTGACAATATAATCATCCTTTTTTAGGGTAAAATAGTTCTGCAATTCGTCAAACTGCAATGCTTTGTATGTTGCTTTGTCAACATATCCGGTTAATGCTGCATCGGGAATGCGGATAATACATTCATCAGAATTTTTAACCTCTTGGTCGCCAACAAGCAGCTGATCGGATTTATGCCAGTTAACATTTTCAATCTGATGAGCCGTCCATATGGTTTCACGGTTGAATTTTGTTGAGCAAAAAACAGTGATGTTTGTATGATTTGTAAGCATCAGCACACCCCCTGATATAAAAGTCCTGTACCGCTAAGTTCCTGAGCGACAGCTTCATACATTGCTGATTTTTCCTGTTGTTTGAATTTTTCAATATCAAACTCAGCAAATGTAACGCTATATCCGTCTGTGTTTTCAGACTTAACACCACGCGGAATATTTGCATACTGCTGTTGAACTTCGTATACCGCTTCTGCGGCAGCACAAACTGCATTTTTTACAGAATCGGTAACATCCTTTATGCGGTGCATAGTGAGATAATCAATATAACGCTCAGCTTTGTTGGCAAGAGAAGAAAACTCCTCTGCAGGTATCATTGTACCTGCAAAGGAAGTTATATAGTACTCATAATCCGCATACATTTTAAGCTACCTTAATGTTACGGAATACGCCACACTTTGTAGTGTCTTTAAGTGCTACGGCTGCAACCATTTCGACCTCAGCCTTTTTAACAGCTCCCGGCTCATCAAGATTAGGAAGATATGTATCTATAACACTGCCTCCGGCGAGAGATACGCCGTGAAAAGCATCAAGATCAAGCTGTACTGCGTAAAGGTCCGTAAGCCCTGTAACGACATTTGAACCTGACCCGGTCTGATAGATTGGAACACATGGGGTTGTTTTTGTACCGTCGTAGTAGTTGCCCATGTCATAAAACAGGATATTATCGTATCCCTGAGCAGTTTTACCGAACGCATCTTCAGACTTAGTGTTATAGCCTAATCTCTGAGCAATGCTCTTGAGCTTAGCAATAATCTTGCTGTTACCAAGGAACATAGTAGGCTTACCATTAATGCCCGAAATAAACTCGTTAAGCATATCACTCATGGAAAGATGGTTGGTTGTGAGAAGGGCAGATGTTGAAAGGTCAATGATCGTCTTATCTGTGCCTGTGTTATACTCTGTGCTCATGCCTTTGAGCAGCGTAGAAAGACCGTCAAAATCAACTGCTTTGTCCGTCTTACTGCCGTTAATGCATGTATACTGAAAATGATTACGAGTGGCAAGAGCTTTCTGCTTAAGCTGAAAAGCAATCTCCTCTTGCGCTGATGCAGCCTGAATAACTCTGTCAACCTCAGCTGCACCGCCGAAAATTTTGAGTTCCACAGTCTTCTTCTCTCTTTTTGCTTCGTTTGCAGTGTACTCAGAATTAATCGCTCTGCCCGCTGCCGTTGATGGGGTCTGCAACTGCTGGTATCCATATGTCATGGTACTGCCGCCAACGCCGGGGGATACTGCATCATCAAATGTGAGCATATCCATAAAAACAGAGCCTCGTCTGAATGTATCAATAACCTCCTGTGTTACTTTGTCGGATCTGCCGACACTTGCTTCTGCTAATGTAATAGCCATATTTTTTTACCTCCTGAAAATTACTTGCTGTAGTATTCGGCTACAGCACCGCTTATACCGCCCTTATTTTTAGAAGCACCTACACCTGCAGTTGAACCGCCAAGGTTAAGCTTTTTCTGTTCTTCATTGAACAAATGCGGCTTGGATTCCTTCAGGGACTTAAGCTGATCATCAAGTCCTGTGAGCTTGCCGTCATCGCCAAACTTAACATTTTCCATATTAAGATTAGCTTTAACGGATACTTCATCTGCAACATTGGCAGCGGCAAAAGCCTTTGAAACCTCAACATCAAGCTTATATGCGTTGAGAGCTGCTGTGCCCTCATCCTTTGCAGCCTGAAGCTGACTGTCAAAATCAGCATACTTTTCTGCATTGGTCTTTGCAGTTTCCTGTGCCTCCGCCAGCTGACCGCTGAGTGCGTCGTAATCTGCTTTAGGAACAAACGAACCGTCCGCCGTGTTAGCAAGGCTGATGTCTGTATTGCCCTCAAGCCTTTCGTTGAACTGTTCAAAAGTAAGAGCTTCGCCGCCAAAGGTGTCCTGTAAAAATTCATTCATTTTTTTGTTGCCTCCAATTCGTAATATTTTGACATTGTGTGTTTAACTCTGATTCCAGAGCAATATTAAAAGCCCCCGAAAATCGGGAGCTTATAACCATAATTATTTTATTTTCGGGCAAAAGTTAAAGGAGTGTTTCAAGCACCCCTTTAATACCCTTTTAAATTCGTTTAATTTAGCTTTTAATTGATTTGCCTATTAATTTTACATTTTAAATATAAAAGCCGACATAAGGCAAAACAGGAATTTTATTTACTTTCTTTTTCTTCAAAACCTATCCCATTATTACACTCTTTTAATTGTCTGACTTTACTATAATCAAAATCTGTAGGTCTTCCGTCAGGAAAAGCATCACAACAACTACGCCAACCATCTTTAAGCGGTCGCTTGTGTTTGCAGTCTTTACAATCATTAACACAAATCATTTGAATTTCCTTCCCATATTTTCTTCATAAAAGTCTATAAGTTTTTGAGGAACATTTTCTCCTCTTGTTCTAAGCACTTCTAATTCTGCAAGTGCTTCTGCACCGTCTTTAAGAGCTATGTCACTTATTCCTTCAATTTTTAGTTTTTTTAGATCATCATAAAACTTTTTAATTTCATCAGACCTTTTTCCAAAAATTGATTTTGCGTGACCGCTTTCGTGAATGACCGCTTCTTTCAAAGAATCAACTATAGAAATATCTGAATCAGCAAACAACTGATTCACCTCTTCAAGTGTTTTGCCGGAAAGTATGTCTGTATTAAGATTTAGCTGTAACAAACCATTAGAGAGTGGTTCTATTTGCAGCACAGGAGTTCCGTCTTGAGTTGGAGGAATGCTTTTTGCTACAATCTCACTGATAACAAATCCGCCTTCAGTTTCACACTTTGTCATAACATCAACAATGACTTTGCTTACTTCAGCATCAATATTCTTTCCGTATGTAACGACTTCAAAATCGTCTACATCTATATTTTTTATTATACTCTTTTTAGAAGATTTTGCAACAGATTTCTTATTCGACCACACAGCCTTTTGTGATGCTCTCCTGCCAAAACCATATTTTTGCACACGGGCATTATCTTTAAGCAACCCCGTCTTATTGCAAAAATCATTAAGTTTAGCTTCCTGCTTTTTGAGTTTTACGGCAAACTTATCGAAATCATTCTGCACAGCCCTTTTCAAAGATTCGCTTGAAGTGTTTTTTATGCATTCATCCTGCGCTGCAAGAATGCGCTTTGTTTCTCTGATTGCTCGTTCATAAGCTCGTTGATACTGTTCCGCTTCGTAGTATGTATGCATTGAGCCATCAGGAAATTTTATATTTTCTGCGTTCAGCTCTTCAATATCTTTTTCGGAATACATCCGGGGACTGCCCTCAAAATATGGATACCAATCATGTCGGCAGTTCCAACCCTTGAAGCCGTCACCAGTGCCGTAACCTATATCAGATAACGATAAATAGCCTTTGCGACCGCTCAGACTGACAACCTGTCCCTGCCATTGAGCGTGTGACGGACGAGCTCCGCAATGGGCAGTGATTTCCATCAGGTCACATCCCATATCCTGAGCATAGCCTAAACATATTTGCCCTGTAGTCTGACCTACACCTGTCATTACATTTCTGCGTACGGCAACATCAATTCTGTCCTTGTGACCCGAAGGATATAAAACATATCCACCGGGGATTGCAATCTGTTTTATAGCATCTGCAATCGCCTGCTCATAGCTGAACGCTCCGCTCTCAGCTTTCATCTCGGCAAATGTACAAGCATCAATGAAACTTGTCTGAGAAGTAACAGCAGTAGTTCGTGTGAGATTATTTATATTACCATTGGTCTTTATATATCCGGCTTCAAGCACTTGCATGGCTGCAGGTGACATATTAAGAGGTATTGGATTTAGACCATTGGCAGCATAAATATCCATATCATATTCAACAGACCACAATGCAGCGTTCTCAAACAAGTCAAATAAAACTGATTCTGATTTTCCTGTGTATGATGAAATTGTTTTTAAAATATCATCATACAGCATACCGACATTCTGCAGAGCATTAATCTGAAATCTACCTGTTTCGGTTAATGTACCTGCTTTTGTTATCCGGCGTGCAATATCTCTAACTATCGCTTCATCAAGCCGAGAATAAAGCTTAATCATATCATCAGCGCAATAAGCGAGCTGTTCCGGAGTGAGCATCAGCCGCCCTCCTCGTCATGGAAGAAGTCTACAACACCTGTATTTTTAGGCATCATTTCCTTTGCCTGTTCATCAGTAACGCCGTAACGCCATTTGAGATATTCTACTTTATCAATTATGTTACTGTTTACCTCCTGCAACCTGATTGCCTGTTCTTTTTCGTTGTTTTCCAGAACACCGTCGCCCCAGTTCCACTGAGTTTCATAGCTTCCGGAAGGAGCAAGATTACAGGCTGTGGTGTATTGGTCAATAGCGTATATGTAATTATCAAGTGCAATCTGCAAGCTATGCTGCATATTGTTGATAACAGCAAAGCTTCTTTCCTTGCTGCTTTTTACCTCTTCTGCAGTTTTGTCTACATTCTGCGGATCGGAAAGTGTGCCGTAACCTAAAGCACATGCAAATTCGATTTTACGCATTATTACATCAATACCGTGTCCGTATGAGCTGTCACGCAGTTCAGGAGCATATATCTGATAGAAAGGTTTATCGTCTTTATCATGGACATTATGTTGTCTAAAAAGTCTGTCCTTGGTTTTTGGCATTTCCATTTTTATCTCTTTGCCGTCAGATGTTGTAGCAGGTCTTTGCCTAAGCATTGATTCACTTGCATCAATAGCAAGCTCACCGCCTTCGTATTCCCACAAAAATCTGTCCCACTGAAAATCAGCTTCCATAATCAGCTTAATAGCCATACTGTAAACAGACACACCGAGAGGACTTTCTTTATCTATTTTGTTGGCAATAGGTATTCTAAAGAAGGAAAAGAGTGGCTTGTCGACATTTGTTATTGTGTATTCTTCGTCTATCGGAATCGGATATTGTTCTGCCTTGATTTCATTCCCCAACACCTCAGGTGAGTTTGAGCGGAAGAAACGATTTATAACTCTGTGCGATCTTGTGTCCCGATCATAAGTCTGTTTTTCCAATCTGAAGTAGTAAAATTTGCCTTTTGTGATTTTTGAGATAAAAATTGCCGATGTAATTTCATCATCAGTCCACTCAACAGGAACGAACCTGTCTTGTGTGATACAATCCGTCAGAACAACACCGTTACTGACATAAGGTTTAAACATTATGCCGCCGACAGCACAGGCTTCCTCAAGATTTTCCCTGAGGTGAGCTGTAACCCTTGCAAATTGTTTGCTTATAAAATCAGCTCTTTTAGAGCCTGTCACATTAATATCAAACTCAACCATAATCAAACGAGCAAATTCCGATGCAATCGTTGCAGGAAGATTAAGGGTTCTTTCATGTACCTTTTTGAGCCATGCTGGTTCATCATAATACAGAGATAACCATTTCTCAATGGCATCATCCATATCTTCATATGTATAATAGTTAGATGTATCTTCGGGGTATATTCTGTTTATAATCCTTCGCAGCCAGTCCATTACTATAAACTTGCGTTTCTTAGCCATTTTCTGCATACTCCTCAAATTCAAATTCTTCACTTAAAACTGTGTGACAAAAATATCTTATATCGTCCATTGCGTGGTCATTTTCTTTGATAACCTTATCCTCGCTTGATTTGCTGTCCCAACTGTACATACCGAATTCAGCAATAGAATTAACACAGCTTGCACCGATTTTTACAAGTCCTACATTAAGCATACTGCTTGTTGTGCGGATGCCGTTTACAACATCATTTTTAGCATTTCGGGTGTAAAACTTATTGTGCCTGTGTATGGTTTCCTTAAAGGATGCCGCTGACGGGTCTATGATTACATCCTCTATATAATGGTTGCCTGCAAGCTCTTCGAGAGCTTCATAATGCTCTTCATCAGTCTTCTGATAACCCTCTTCACGGGAATTGAAGTAATATTCTTTGACTCTGATAGCCTCGTGGTCACGCACACACCATAAACCCATACTGCACGGATTAATCGTTCCGTAGTCCATTGAAATATACCACCGACCCTTAAGCTCGTCTTCAGAACCGTGCCATAGCATATCAGCAATGTGATCATTAAAATGCTGATATACAAGACCTTCGGCAATAACCCATTCGCCAAGAATAAATCTTCTGAAGAATGTACCTGTGTATAAGCAGTAATAACGCTCCTTGACCTTTTGCGAAAGTGAGAGATTATCGTCCATCAGAAATTTAAGTCTTACAGCATGCTTTTCAGCGGCATTAAGTATCCACTCTTTGTAAAACCAGTGATTGGGATTGTCCGGGTTACAGTTAAACCAAAACCTTGCACCTTCAACAGAGCAACGAGCTAAGCCCTGTTTAACAAACGAACGAGGCATAAGTGCAACCTCATCGAACAGAATACCTGCCAGTGTAATACCCTGAATCAAATCCTGTGAGCTTTCATCCTTGCCGCCGAAAATGTAAAAACTGTTTGTTTTACCTTTTTTGCTGACGGTCAGAAGGTTTTCGCTACGCTTGTCCTTAATGTTATAGCGACCACCCATCATATTAATAAGTGGTTTAATGACATTTCTACGGCAAGAACCTACTGTTTTACCGCATATGGCAAAATTGCAGTCTGAAAAATTTTCCATAGCCCACATCAAAAACGATATAGACATACTTACAGTTTTACCGGAACGGACAGAGCCGTCGGCAATAATAGCATCGTATTTATTCTTAATACCGTTGACCTTCCACCAACTCAAAACTTTAAGCTGTTTCCTTGAAAATGGTTTAAACTTCATTCCAAACCTCCTGACCTGCACTTCCGAGTGCCTCAAGCAATCCGTCATCAACATCTACAACAGTTTCCGGCTTGAAGTATTCTGCATAAAGTCTTATGGCATTGGTGTCTCCTTGGCGGCATTTTTCGACAAGAGCTTCACGGATAGCTGTAAGTTCATCAGTTTCGTATTTAGTTATTAAAGCCTTAAGTTTTTTACGGTAACTTTTTGGTTTAAGTAAACCGTACGACAGATCAAGGTTTTTCAAATCATCAACAATATTAAATTCTTGTTTAGTGTTGGTTTCCTTGAGCAGCAGCTCAAGCTTTGACAGCTTATCCATTCTGCACATCCTTTTAACTAATAATAAAAGCCCCTTAACAGGAGCTTAAAATCATTTTATAAATATTCAAAACTACGGAGGAAGTTCGTCTTTAACCTCTTCGTATATATTATTATCAACCTCACGCCATTCACTTTCGGCTGTACCATCAACATATGTGATGTTGTATCTGACTTCATACTTTTCATCATAGTGAACGGTGTGCGTGTCGGGTACAAGAACAAATTCATCACTTAACCAGTTGTAGCGATATACCATTTCAGTCTCAATTCTATCGCAGGCAGCAGTATATTTCACTTCAACCGCCTGCATTGTTTCGATTGTCGGCTTTTCACCGCATGCGCTAAGAATGTATGCCATAAATACCGTACATAGTAAAATTGATAGTAATTTTTTCATGATGCACTCCTAAATATAAAATAATACTCCCAAAACAGTTTAAAACGGCAGATGATTTGCTCAAATTCTATAATCGACAGGCTTCGTTTGGTTAGGAGGGATTTTCAAACATCTGCCGTTTTAAACTGCCTTGGGTATAGCTTCGCCGTCTGATTGTAAAAATACAACCAGTGTATACGCTATATAACAACCTTTCATCGAAAGGAGACGAATCAATCCTCTGTCTGTACGGGTATTTGTTCTGTAGCTTCAACGAATGAAACTTTAAATTCTTTTTCTTCGCCTGCAATAGTGATTTTAACTATTGCCTTTTTATATCGCCGCTGAATTTTTACGATTTTATCTTCATAATCGGCTAAAAATCCGCTGATAATTTCATAATTATCATTGTCGGTAAATTTAATTACTGACGGTTTATGAAGTAGATCTGTAAGCTGCAAAATGAATTCAACTTCATTTTTTGAAATGGGTGTAGGTGCTGTGCCGCCGCCAAGAAGTTTAATAACACCCGGAATACCTGACATTGCATAATATTTATTCCAGCTGTAATTCATCCGTACAAATACATACCCTGTGAATACAATGTATGATTCTTCAATCCATTTTCCTCCACGGTGAATTATACGATTTTCAACCGGGACAGCCGTAGTAAAACCTCGCCCCTCAAGCGTTTTGGCTATGTCATTTTCATAGCCTGTTTTGACATGCAACACATACCAATCTGATTTAACTATCATACGGCTTCCTCCTTTGCCTGCTGCTTGAGCTTGTTGATTTCGTCAATCAGTTCGTTATACAGACGTGGATTAGACTTCTTGATTGTGTCATAAAGCAAAGTCTGGTTTTTATCCAATGCAATAACTTCGTCAGACTTAACAGCAGCATCGGTTTTTCTTTTATATGCAACTGCCCTCGACAACGCTGTTGCTTGCCGGAGCAATTTTTCTGCCGAAACTTCGTCAAGCTGTGTTTCGTCAAGATTTGCCAGTGCATCAAAAACCTTTTGCGATGCTAATCTGAGTATAGCTTCTGCCGGATCAAGTTCAGGGTATCGCTCTGTTTCTGTGAGAATCATTCTGAAATTTTCCTGTGAAATTCTTAACTGCTGAGCATTGGCAAGAAAACGCTGTGCATATCGGCTGATAGCAGCCTGAGAAATCGTTTCGCCGTTCTCTACAAGATAGCTTACAATTTCCCTGTAAGTCTGACCGCTGACAAGCATCTGATCAACTGTATCTTTAAGGTCAGGCGGCAGCTTATCAATTTTGCCGCACGCCCTCCGATTCCTACTCATATTACACCTCTACGGAATTGTCAACGATTTTGCCTTCAAGTAACTTAATACCCTTGTGCGAAAGCTTCGCTTCCAATTTTTCGTATGGTACATCTGCAATATCGGCAGGCTCTTTTGTCTTAATTTCTCTGAGCAGAATATACTCTGAAAGGAAAAGATAATTGACAGAATCCAAAAACTCGTGTTCTGAAATATCCGAAAGAGCAAATTTCACTTCATCAAGTCGCTCATAGCCGACTCTCAGAATATTAATAGTCCTGAGTACCTGACCGTTGTTTTCAACAAATCGCTTTGCTTTGATTTTCTGCATATACTCCTGTGCGTTGTCAATCGCCATTGTGCTTGCCCTCCTTAATTAATTCCAAAATCAGCTTGTTTTGGTTTTTAATTTCGTCTTTAACTTCATTTATAGACTGATAGTAATCTTTTTTGGTCAGACAGGTATCTTTTATCTGCTCAACATCCGTCTGCAATTTATTGATAGAATGATTAACATCAGCCTTGAGGTCTTTGACCTCATTTTTTGTAACATAGGTGCGTTTGATTTCATTGATTGACTTGTCGTGTTCATCTGTCTGATTAATTGTGCGTTTCAGGAAAAATCCTATAATCGCAATGGCAGCGGAAACTATAATACCGAACAGCCACCAAGTGTCAGTTGCAAATTCCATAATAAACTCCATAAAAAAATAATGTATCATTAAGTTTCTACCTCAATGATACATTATAAATAGGGGGGCTTGTAGTTGAAATATTTCAATTTTTCATTTCATCATCAATCAAATAATGATAATTGACCTTTTAGCGGCTTTCGGTTGAAATCGGCTATAATCTCTCTTATCATTCTAACAGACAGGTTATACTTGTCCGCAAGCCGCTGATAATTACAGCCGTTAAATTCATCAATTATCTGCTTGTTCCGTTTTATGTTTTCCAGTTTATCGTATTTCGCAACGTACAGGCTATCATCACCACCAAAGGCTTTCGATAGCTTAATATACGCTTCCATTCCAATCACTTCTGCAATGGCTCTCTGATTTCCATATAAATCATCTATGCTAAATTTTTCCTCTGCCACCGTCCTTCCTCCTTTGGGCATTAGCCAAATATTTTTTTAGCACCTCAATCAATTTGATACCATCCTGATAACTCAACCATATAAATGGCTGTTTGGGAGTTGCATCAATGTGCAATTCTTTTTTTATGATGCCGCATAATCTGCTGCCGAGCTTTGCCTGTGCAGGCTTTTCATCCAGATCCTGAAGCTGATACATCAATCGCCAGACCTTACGCTTCTGACCGTCTGACATTTTACCTCTGCCGCTGTCCTCAAATTTTTTTGCCTTATACGGATGAGGTATAGGTGCATCCATATTCTGCAACTTGAACCGTTCAGCTAAATCCTTAACAACAGTACGATATTCATCTTCAGTAAGACTTTTGATGCTTTCTTTTTGTGTCAGCTGATAAACCAATATGTGCAGATTATCATTTTTATTTCCGTGCTCAAGTATGCCGAGCCTTGCGCCCATAGCATAAATTCTCTGTGTTTGCTGTGGCTTAAGCATCAGTTATCACCAAACTTTTTTACAGAAATCTTTGTTGTTTCATCAACAATAAAAGCAGCACGAATTTTACTTATTATGTCATTGACTGCATTTTCATCATTCACATCTACATCATTCAGCTTGCACAGCTCAATAAAACTTTGCCACACATCAGCCTCGGCAATCAGGAACGCCCAATCAGCTGCATCCTCATAGCTTAGTCTTGCAAATTTCCGAATATTTTCAATATCCTTTTTGTAATTTTTACCCTTGCATCTTTTAAGCAGCTGCTTTCGGTCATCTTCTGCAATCGGTGTAATCTGATTAATAACCTCGGCAACAGTTGACCTGATGTAATTACCCTGCCACAATCCGATTATCATACGGGTTGCCGGATCAGACAGCTTATAAGTGGTCGTTTCTTTTACGGCATCCTTGTACGCCTTACCAAACACAAATGGCAGGAATGAACTATATGTAACTTTTAGGGATTCTGCATTGGTAGCAGTAAGCTCTGCATCCGCACCAACATAATGCATAGATTTGAGTTTTGTATTTTCCAAATCAAGTGTGCATTGCTTGATAATGTCAGCTTCAATAACTGACTTTTCGTTCTTCAGTGTATCAATTTCAGCGTTGATTTTCTGCAGACGATCAATTTTTACTTGCAGCTCATTCATCTGTGACATCCACCTTTGCTAAAATATGCGTTATACAGTTTTTGCAGATTTTAATTTTATTAACTGTTGACACATCTTCGGGCGAACCGCAAAAACGGCAGCAGTCCACAGTCGGTTTAATCGTAATCGTACCGTCTTCTGCTGTTTCAACCGACACACCGTTTCCGGGGAATAATCCTGCTTCTGCACGCATTTCTTTGGGAATAGTAATTGAACCATTCTTGTTGATTTTTTTAACAGACAACATAATTTCAACTCCTTATGTATTATAAAATCCTCACTCTGCATTTACACGGGCTTGTGACCGTCTTAGGCTGCATTAAGGTGCAGGGATTAACCCTGCTTTCCGCTTTTGCTGAACCAACTGCAATAATTTTGATTTGCAGGGTTAACATTTATATGGTGTAAATAGCAATAGTCTTTATTTCGATGTTCGCAGTTCTTGCAAATCATTCCTGTTACTATGTGCTGTGAAACCACTTTCTTTTCCTGCTTATTCGCTGCATGAATTAACATTTTAATACCTCCTAACATTTGCTATTTTTTACACCTCTCATCAGCGGTTGTAAGTGCCTGTACTAAACTATCCAAAAGTATCTGCTTTGGTATGTTGGTTTGATGGTTTATTGTGTCTATTACGGTCAGTGCACCTATTGTTAATGCTGTAAGTAAATCCACAGATGAACCGCTTGGACTTACATTAGTCCCCTCAGGAGTATCAAATATTACTATGCACGCTTTTCGGTTATGTATTGCTTCTTTGACTTTATCGCATAAGTAATTTGCATATGCCTCTTCGTCCTTTTTAGGTATAAATACTTTTATATCACTCATTTTTAATCTCCTTTTATGTCATAGCCATCAATTTTTATCAGCTCAATTTGCAGATTATTTTCAATAAAATGTTTTTTCATCTTTCTGAAATTTTTCCAATGCGAACTATATTCGCAGTAAGAGTATTTCTCTTTTAATTCTGAAATTCGTTTTTTACTTCTGACGCCAAAAGCCTTTGCATCTTTGTCTTTAAACGCACTCTTCTTTTTACAGCAGAAAAATCTTCTGCGTTCCTCACAATCATTTGTGAGCCATTTTCCACGGAATTCACCGTTGATGTAAACCGCAATGGCATTTGAGAATTGCGATATTTGCCTCAAGCATAAACTGACTTCGTATCCGTCAATCCTGAGTTTAGCTCCCCGGCTAAAAACGCTCTTCAGTGCTTTATCAACCTGTTTCCATTCTGCCTCTGTCATTAAATCGCCTCCTAATATATAAAATCCTCACTCTGCATTTACACGGGCTTGTGACCGTTCCAAAGGAGCTGCATTAAGGCGCAGGGATTAACCCTGCTTGCGGCGTTTTCTTTTGTTGCACAAAACATTAGCCTTATAGCATTCGGTACGCAACATCCAGCCGAACCAGATCAGTAATACCACCAGTGGGACAAATAAAACCTCACCGCCTGCCGAGCCTGTCCTCATATGTAGTTGTGTTAATGCAGATTCGTTCATTGCACCCACGCAATAGCCTGTTGCTACGCACAGAATAATCTTTTTGATTCTCGCTTTATTAAACTTCATTAAAATCCCTCCAAAATCCAAAATAATGTTTAATAGATATTTAAACGCATTGCCTTTGCCATAGCGTATAAACCCTCATAGCTGATATTACCGTTGTCCAGTGAATTTGAAACTACGTTGCCTGCTCCACGTAGTCCTTGTTCTGACCTTGCTATCCCCAAAATCAGCTTTGTAGCCTTTTCATCAGCCGCTATAACTGGGAATATCAAAGATATATCACTGCTCTGAATAGATGATGTATGTCTAATCTCCGTCAGCTTAGTGCGATTACGGATTTGTGCAAATGCCTCTTTGCTTTTACCTGTATTTGTCACAGTTTCAATATTTCCGACCAGACAAATTCCTAAAGACGGATTGCTGTCAAAGAAAGCTCTGATTGCTTCAATCGTTTTAATTGGTAGGTGTTGTGCCTCATCAATAATCAGGACTTTTCTCTCGCCGCCGAAGCTTTCCGACAATCTCATCCACATTTCATCCTTGCGACCGTTTGCAGTTATTTTTTGCACCCGGCATAACATTTTCAAAAATGCCGATAAAGTCACAAGGCAAGGATTTACGGTAACATAGATAGCTGTATCAGGATAATCCTCAGCATACTTTTTGCACGCCATTGTTTTGCCTATGCCTGCATCGCCGCATTCAATAGCAAGTCCACCCTTAAGGTGACACAGCCTGATAGTTTCATACACGCCCTGACTGATGCTTGTAGGTTTGTATGTATTCTCAAGGCCTGCGCTTTTTAAACTTTCAGCGGCAGTTTTGTTATTAAAGGTTTCCTCTAAAAAATTCTCAAAATTTTCGAGATTGCCTTTATAGCAGTCATTAAGATAGGTCGAGATAGCTGCAGTAGATTTGCCGAGTGCCTGAGCCGCCTTATTTTGCGACCCACACTCATTGAGAAAATCTCTTAATTTTTGTTGCAACACAGGATTTGCCTTTGACATTAAAATTCCTCCCTTGATTCAATGTTTTTAATCATTTTTGCCCTGTCAATTTTAACTATTTGTCCTACTGCCTGCGGCAGCTCATTTTGCTTTTCATCTGTCTGATGCACCTTAATGATCTTCGGATTGTACTCTTCAGCATTTTCTTTATTTAATTGCGATTCTGTAAGCACAAGCTCAAGGGCAGTCTTACGACCAAACGCTGTAACAGTGCTCGCCTTAAGGGTCTGCTTGGTGATTTTTTCAAGCTTCTTAACCTTTGCAAGTGCCTGAGCAACAGCATCCTTGCTTGCACCATACTCAAGAACCGCTTCGTTATCCGTAGGAGCAGTCATAATGTAATTATCATTCAAATCATATATACGAACCTGTGAAATGTTTTCCGGGTCATATCGGCAGTAAACTGATTCGCCTATATGATTCAAGATAAGCTCATCATTGAAGTAGTCCAGTTTTTCTCCTGCAATCGTGATATGCACTCCACGGCGACCAACCTTTTGGCTGCGAGTGCTGCGCATCAGCATTAAATTTAAATCTTCTTCTGCCGCAACACGCTTTACGGATAAATTATCTTTATACACCTGCATACGACTTTTGCCTGTGTCTGAATTGACAGCTCCGCTATATGGCTTTTCGTTCATATAGTAGGTCAGAATATCCTCAACAGCCTGTGTAAACTCAAAGTCCGTAGGGATATTATCGCTATTCTTAATGACCTTTTTAAGCCGCTCAGGTCGTTCTACGACATTACCGCCTGTATATGTAGGGAAAAGCCTTGAAAGCCTGTCCTTAACATCTCTGAACCGACGTTCAATGATTTTCGCCTTTGCGTTTCTGACAATAGCATTTGTCATTTTTATACCCAATCGCTCAAACACCGGGGGCGGTGCAAACTTGTCTTTCTGACTTTTCTTTGTTCTGTGACCAAGTCCGCCGACATCAAATGTCAAAAATTCTCGACCATTATCTACATAGATGTTATCCGGGATGCCATACTTCAAAATGCCTTTTCTCAGGGCGATAAGCGTTGCCTGTGAGCTTGGTGCATCTGTGACATAACAACCTGTAAAAATACCACTGCGTGCATCAAAAAAAGCTGTAAGGTACAATCTATGTAAACCGCCATTCTCACCCTGTGTCTGAACATCAAATGTATGGTTATCGGCAATCCACCATTCGTTGCTCGCCATACCTTCGTATGTTCGTTTGATATACGGTGCGCAACGGTCTCGGAATGCCTTTTCACCCTGCCTGCCTAACACTTCAACAGGCTTTGGTATTGCCGTTTGTACTTTTCGGTAAAATGCCGCATAGCTTGGTAGTGGCAAAAATTGCGGAGCTTCCTGCCTCATCCACATCTCGGTGTATTCGTAACACGCCTTAATAGGGTGCTGAGCTTCATCTAAATAAAAACTCATAAAACATTGCCACACTTCTTCAGGTATGGTTGATTTACCTTTTTTCCAACTGCCCCGGTTATCAACCAGCCCTGCCAAATCATCAGCCTTTAAAGCCGCTTTTTTGCGGTATAAAATGCCCTTAGAAATATTTAAATCAGGATTAGTTACCTGCTGTATCTGCACGAATTTTTCCGTTGATGCAACTTTCTGCAGCTTGGATTTTGCACAATATTCGTCCCATGCGTTTATCGTTCTAATCCAAAATGCAATCTCTTCACGCTGATCAGCTGTAAATTCATCTAACTCCTTATGTGGTCGCTGTACTTTCGGCTTTCGCCCGGCAAACAGCTCATCGGGAATATCAATGTTGTGAGATTTATAGTATTTGAGTTGTTGCTGGGGGGTGAGTGCAGATATCGGAATTAAATACTGCATATGATTATTCATATTTTTGTCTGTATAACAATTCAGATTACCGTTCGCACATAACCGTCTAACGTGTTGAACCGTCAACCCGGATATATCTGCATATTCATTAACCGATAACTTAATCAAAACATCACTTCCTTTGCGACCTGTCATCATCAGAGCAGGGAGGTCACTTCCTGCTGACCGCCTTGCGGCGGTTTCGACTTTGTGATATTATTTGTCTGAGAGGGGGGCGTAAATGTGAACGATTTCGAAAAATTGAAGGATGCACTGGCTACCAAAATATTCATTGAAGAACCATTAGCAGAAGCTATTATTTGGTATTTAAAAAAGCATGATCCAGATGCATATAATGAAATAAATAATACTCTTGAAAAAATAGTAGAGCGAAATATTAGAAATCTTTTAAATAATTATGAAGCTGACATATCATAATTCGAAGTTTTCTAAATGATTATCATTATGAAAATCATATACATCAACCATATGTCCTTGAATTTTAATTTTCACACGATAACCAAGGTGTGAAAACACCAAATCAGGTAAGTAATATTTTTTTCCATTAATCTGTAATCCATATCTGGATACTACCTGCGTAAATATTTTAGCTTCAGGAACTATGACTATTCTTGTCCGCTGACATTTCTTGATGTTGGCGGATTTCTTCATTTCCATAATCTGCTCAGGGGTGAATCCGGTTTCCTCGTATTCACAAAGTTTGTGAAGTACTTCTCGTGTCTGACCTACTGACAATTCTGCCGGTGAGAGATGCTTACCTACTTCATTTATATATAAAACAGCACCAAAATCGTGCAGTTTTGTTGTCAATCTTTCCATAAGTCCTCCTTAATATGGCATTTTTCTTTAGTGTAATGATTACATTTCTCAACCGGGCAACCTCTCGGTTCTCCTGTATCCAAAATATAATTGCAAATTTTAAAGCTATCTTTTGAATGTGTGATTGGTCTGCGATGACCGCATCCGGCACACTTTGTTTTTTTACGCCTATTCATATTGAATCTGACCGAAATACCCTTCCTTTCTGAGCTGTCATCATCAGAACAGGTAGCTCATTTCCTGTTGACCGCCTTGCAGCGGTTTCGACTTATTTATGCTGTGATATGTATCGTTCTGCTTGCTTTTTTGTATTAAAATGAACACCTCTATAAACTATAAAACCAGGCATTGTAAAGCCTATTCCTAAAGGACTTAATACACCACCATTATGTTTTGATCCATATTCGGCTACAAATCCTCCGTGACTGCACGGTCTGATTCTCCATTCCATCGTTTTCCCTCCATTTAAAATGACCTTGAAATAAATTCTCTTATTGCTGCATCACGGTTTGAAAAATAGCTTCCGCTGTATGGATCACCGTCACAGTCAACCCACCAAACAACCCAAGGTTCGCACGCATTCGGATTATGCGCAAGTACAACACGATTATTTATGTTGCCGACTATCCTATATCTGTTTATTGTTTTGCCAATCATAATTTACCTCCGCTAAAAATACCGTTTTGCATACCTATAAACTGATGTAGTGGTGATGTGTATACCCTCGTCAGCCAGTAAATCTACAACATCCTGATATGTGTATCTATTGCTACATATCATATCGTCAATCACGGTGCGTAAGTCATCGGGCAATTTTTCAATAATGCCGGGAGCTTTCTTGCGTGCACGTTTTCGTATAACAATTTCTTCAACAGCATCACCGTTATCAATATATGCATTAGCAGAGTTTTGCTGGAGCAGCGGTATAAGCTGCTTGATAGTTTCAGACACAGTCATTCCAACAATCTTTTCAACATCAATCTGACCGTAACCGCCTGTTTTTCTTATGTTCGGAAGCACCTCAGAAGTTACCCAATGTTTAAATTCCTTCGCTTTAGGCAACTTGCTTGAAAGGATAAGGCTGTACAGACCACTTTCGTTTATTACATTTAATTTCTGAGCTCCACCAAGGGTGTCACATTTCGTTACCCCCTTGTCTTCAGCGTCCACATGATCAGAGATTGCTTTTCTCGGATTACTGTACCCTAAAACTTTTGCTACATCTTTTACTACAAAATACGGTTCGCCATTTATGTTAAGCGTTCTGATTGAACCGAATTTCTCATTCTTAAAAATCTGTAGGTTGTTCACATTTAAGCCCCCTTACAAAGCTCATCGACAGTTGTATTTAAAACATTGGCAATCTCTAAACTTAAAGCAAGTGAAGGTATTTTCTTCTCGCTCTCAATGAAGTTAATCATTGGTGGTCTTACTCCAACTTTGTCAGCCAAATCGCTTTGAGTTAAGCCAAGTTTCTTACGGAATTTTCTGCAATTCTTACCGAAATTCATAGTTTGCCTCCTTGTAAATTAGTTTTGTTTATGTTAAAATTAACCTTAGTTAATAACCTACAATATTATTTAGTTTTTCTTAATCGTTTCAATAGGTTTTTAACTTTAGTTACATTATACTTTACATTTGTAATGTAGTCAAGAAAATTACTTTACTTTTGTAAAGTTTGGAGAGGTGTACAAATGTTTAGTGAAATTTTCAAGCAACTTATACAAAATAGCGGATTGTCCGTTTACCAAATATCTAAGGATACTGGTATAAGTGAATCTTTAATGAGCCACTGGAAAAGTGGACGCCAACTCCCGAAGTATGATAGCCTCAATACTCTTGCTGATTACTTTAATGTCTCAGGAGATTACCTTTTAGGGCGTACAGATAATCCTGAGAATAATACTAATTCAGCCATCTCTTTACCTTTAATAACTTCCGAAAAATTAAGCAAATCAAGCACAAAAACTATTATCATTCCTTTTTACAGAACTCCGGCATCAGCAGGAACCGGTTCATGGCTGAATGATGATACACCTGTTGAATATACAAATGTCCCGAAAACTGAAAAATCAAGTACGGCGGATTTTATGCTTGAAGTACGAGGAGATAGTATGCAGCCTAAATTTTTTGACGGTGACCGTGTCCTCGTAAAAAATTCTGAAAGCATTTACGAGGGAGAAATTGGTGTTTTTATTCTTAATAACGAATCCTATATAAAAAAAATGGGCAAAGGAGAGCTTATTTCTCTCAACTCCGCCTATGATCCTATTAAATTATCTGAATATGATGATATTCGTTGTGCCGGAAAGGTTATCGGAACTCTTAATTTGGAATAATATACATAATTATTAAATAATTATTCATTTTGCTGATTTCATAAATTTTCAACACTGAAACTCAAAGAATGTTGAAAAACATAGATTTTATCGAAAAAGAACGCATGTTCCTCTTAATTGCAAAAATGTTCCTTTTGATTCGGAGATTGGCTATTAAACTCTTATCTCTTTAAAATTCAATTAATGCCGATTTAAAGCCATTTTAAACACTTTTAAATACTTTCTATAAAAAAACAATCCGAGCCTTATCCTCTAAAAAATCGGGGATTTAAGGCTCGGATTTCGTTTTCACACTAAATAAAAAAATATAGCCGTCTTTCAGTGTGTACACCTTTTTTACACCTGAAAAACAGCTTGTTTTCTATATTTTCAGTTTTATAATGGGTTTTAACGGTTTTTTACGGTTTACTTTCTAAATTCCTATTCTATACGAAAACTTACAATAACATATTACGTGAATTATCAGAATACTGAGTGGGATACCCCACAATGTCAACACTATGCAAAACCTCTACATATAACTCATTTAGTTCATCTCTCTTTGAGCTTTCATTACTATTGTCCTCCGCATAAGCAACGAACGGCACTGTACAATATATTATTACTACTGTTAAAAGAATAACCGAAATAAATTTTTTCAT